TGTAGATGCCATAATGGGTCTACAAAATTAATCTTGCTAACTTAGGAGATATAAAATGACAAATCTTAGCAATTTAAGAAACGCTCTTCAAGCGTTTGACTATAATACCTTTACTCCATATGCAGTAGGGTTCGACAGACAATTTGATAGATTGTTTGATTATGCAACTCACCAAATGGAAAGTTCTGGTTATCCACCTTACAACATTCAAAAGACAGAAGATTTCAAATTTGAAATTGAAATGGCTCTTGCTGGTTTCGATAAGAAAGATATTGAAATTGAAGTTGCAGAAGGCGTCCTTACTGTTAAATCAATTAAGGATAAAGATAAAGGTGCAACTGATGAGTATACACTTTATAAAGGTATCTCACAGAGGAACTTTACAAGAAAGTTTACTCTTGCAGATGATATCATTGTAAATGATGCAGAACTCAAAAATGGTATGTTGACCATTTATCTGGAAAGAATTATTCCAGAAGAGAAAAAACCAAAAATGATTACTGTAAAGTAATTTAGTGGGGGGGACTTGACTTTCCCCCCTTTTTCGTATATAGTGATAATAATTTAATTATTAGGAGTTTTCGTAATGAAATTGTCGAATGAAACAAGAGAAATCTTGAAAAATTATGCTACCATAAATTCAAATTTACTAGTGAATCAAGGTAACAAAATTGCAACTATGTCACAGATGAAAAACATTGTGTCTATTGCAACTCTACCAGATACGTTTGAAACTGAATTTGCAATATATGACCTTAACGAATGGTTATCTGCAATGAGTTTATTTAATAATCCAGAACTAGATTTTGGTGAAAATTCAGTTCGTATTTGGGAAGGATATCAATCTCTTAAATATTTTTACAGTGACCCTACTGTAGTAACTACACCTAAATCTGATATATCTTTTCCAGAATCAGATGCATCTTTTACACTAACTAAAGATACTTTCAATCAAGTATTGAAAGCTGCAAGTGTTCTAAATGCACCAGATATGGTTCTTGATACTGGTGATGTAGGTATTATGTTACTAAGGGTATCTGATAGGAAGAATGATACATCTAATAACTTTTCCATAGAAGTAGGAGAGGGTGCAAAACCTAATCAAAAGTTTTTCTTTAAAGTAGAAAACTTAAAACTTTTGAGTGGTGATTATGAAGTTGAGGTATCTACAAAAGGTATTTCTAAATTCAAGAATATAAACAAAAACATTGAATATTATATTGCACTAGAGTCTGCTTAGGAAAAACTTTTATGAATGAAATATTATGGGTTGAGAAGTATCGTCCAAACACAATTGATGATGCGATACTTCCAAATGAATTGAAGAAAACTTTTAGTAAGTTTGTTACTAACGGTGAGTGTCCTAATTTGTTATTATCTGGTTCTGCTGGTTGTGGTAAAACAACTGTTGCAAAGGCTATGTTAGAACAACTTGGTTGCACTTACATGATGATTAACGGTTCTGAGGAATCTGGTATTGATGTTCTTAGAAACAAAATTAAAAACTTTGCATCTACTGTAAGTTTAGAGGGTGGAAGAAAATATGTTATTCTTGATGAAGCAGATTATCTTAATCCACAATCTACACAGCCTGCACTAAGAGGATTTATAGAAGAGTTTAGTAAGAATTGTGGATTCATTCTTACTTGTAACTTTCGTAATCGTATTATTGAACCATTACATAGTAGATGTTCTACAGTAGAGTTTCGTATTCCTGCTGAAGAAAAACCACAACTTGCAATGGACTTTATGAAAAGGTGTGGAAATATCCTTGATTCAGAGAATGTTAAATACAATAAAAAGGTAGTTGCAAGTTTGATACAAAAGTTCTTCCCAGATTGGAGAAGGGTTCTTAACGAACTGCAAAGATACTCTGCAAGTGGGGAAATAGATGCTGGAATACTGGTTAACTTATCTGAAGACTCTGTTAAAGAATTGTTATCATTTCTTAAAAACAAAGAGTTTACCAATGTTCGTAGATGGATTGTCAACAACCTTGATAATGACCCAAGCCGTATTTATCGTAGGATTTACGATTCCCTTTATGATAATTTGGATAATCGCACTATCCCCAATGCTGTGCTTGTACTTGCTGACTATAGTTACAAGTCCGCCTTTGTCGCAGACCAAGAAATAAATCTTCTTGCGTGTATGACAGAACTCATGCAGAACTGTGAATTCAAATGAACAATCTTTGGAAATACTGGTGCAAGGCTATGGGAAGTCATGCATATGATGATGATAAGAAAGATGACCATATACATTTGATTATGAGGACTCCTTGGTTCTTATTGCATATTATTACTTGTTTAATGATTATAACTGGTAATGGTAGAGTTATGGGGTGGTGGTAATGTATGAATTAAAAGAATATTTAAATTCTATTAACTTATCGAAAAAGAATCTTATGGATGGTGATGACCCTCTATATGAAAAAAAGTACCCATCATTTATTATTAACAAATGTCTTGCACCGTTTAATAATACAATTATGTTAGTAAATGAAATGAATTATCATAATCATTTAGATAACAAGTTACAATATGATTTTTTACTAAATAGTCTAAAGAGGGAAAAAAGATTTGCCTCTTGGATGAAGGCGAGTAAGGTAAAGAATCTAGAATATGTTAAAGAATATTTTGGTTACAACAATCAAAAAGCAAGAGCCGCACTAGACATACTTACTGACGAACAAATCGCCACCATCAAAGATAAATTGAATAAAGGTGGAAAAAAATGAATGAAGTATCGTGGAAGCCAGACAATATGTTAGAAGTTGCTCTTAAAGAACCAGATGACTTTCTCAAGGTTCGTGAAACCCTATCTCGTATTGGTGTTGCTTCAAGAAAAGAAAAAACATTATTTCAGTCTTGTCATATACTGCACAAGCAAGGTAAATATTATATTGTACATTTTAAAGAATTATTTGCATTAGATGGTAAGGATACAAACTTATCAGAGAATGATATTGCAAGAAGAAATACTATTTCTAATCTGTTATCAGATTGGGGGTTAGTAAAAGTAGTAAAGGAAAGTGAAGTAGAAGCTGCTCCTTTATCACAAATAAAAGTTATCAGTTTTAAAGATAAAGAAAACTGGAAACTTGAAACCAAATATAACATAGGAAAAAAGAAAGAGGAATAATATGAAAGTTGGTGATTACATTATTGAAGCTGCGAAAAAACAAGCAGAAGGTGAAGTTGCAGTGCATCTAGCAAATATTAAAGTTTATCAAACAATGCCTGCTGGTATTGGTGAACATTCAGATATCACAGAAGCAGTTATTGCAGAATTAGATAAACTTGCAGCTGCAGATGATAGATTAGAAATGATAAACAAATATTTTACAAAATCTGAATAAGACTTGACATTTAACCCACAAGGTGGTATAAGTATATTATGCAATTCTATACAAATGTAGCCCCTTGGGGTAATCATATTCTTGTTCGTGAATACAAAAATGGTGAGAGAGTAAATCGTAAAGTGAAGTACTCTCCCACATTATATGTTCCAGTTCAAAAGAAAACTAATTATAAGACTCTTGATGGTAAGTATGCAGATGCATATCCTTTTGACACTATCAAAGATGCAAAGAAGTTTATAGAACAATACAAACAACAACCTCATCTAGTCTTTGGATTGGATAGGTTCGCATATACATACCTTTCAGAATCATATCCCAATTCAGTTGATTGGGATAGTGATAAAATTCTAACAGTTACAATTGATATCGAAACAAAAGCAGAGAACGGTTTCCCAGACCCACAACTTGCAAATGAAGAAATGTTATCAATTACTATTAAAAACCAAACGACTAAAAAGTTAGTTGTCTGGGGTCTTGGTGATTTCAAAAATGATAGAGATGATATAACTTACATTAACTGTTCTAATGAAAACGAATTACTTGCAGAGTTCATGAACTTCTGGACTAAACACTATCCAGATATTCTTACTGGTTGGAATACAGAATTCTTTGACGTTCCATATCTTATCAATCGTGTTACAAAAGTTCTTGGTGAAGATAGAGCTAAAGAGTTTTCTCCTTGGGGTTTAATTAGTTCAAGGACAGTATATTCACATGGTAGGAATCAACAAGTATATGATATTACTGGTGTTGCAAATCTTGACTACCTACAACTCTATCGTAAGTTTACATATACAAACCAAGAGAGTTATGCACTTAATCATATTGCATCTGTAGAACTTGGTGCAAAGAAAAATGATAATCCATATGATACTTTTAAAGATTGGTATACAAAAGACTATCAATCTTTTCTAGAATATAATATTGTTGACGTTGAACTTGTTGACCGTCTTGAAGACAAGATGAAGTTACTAGAACTTTGTTTGACCATGGCCTATGAAGCGAAAGTTAATTATGATGATGTATTTGGTCAAGTTAAGTATTGGGATGTTCTTATTCACAATTACCTAAAGAAAAAGAATATTGTCATACCACAAAAATCACATAATACTAAAGTAGAAAAGTATGAGGGTGCATATGTAAAAGAACCACAAGTTGGTATGCACAAGTGGGTTATGTCTTTTGACTTGAATTCACTATATCCACATTTGATTATGCAGTATAACCTATCACCAGAAACACTTGTATCTGGTGAGTTTATCAAGGACTTGAAAGT